AATAGGAGCCCACTTCTCCTGGAGATATTCGGAATTTGCGTTGTTATACATTTGGGATTAAACCTCTTGTTTAAAAATGGTGTGTTTGATCTAATGATCTAAAATTCACTTCTTAGAAACTCTGTCGAGTGTCTGAAGATAAGACATCATTGACTCAGTAACATTTACGTTCTTCGCTTCAGATGTACCGACTTCTTCGGTCAAGTCCTCGACACTGTTTCTTGTCGAGACGGTAGTATTGCGGCTAGAGAAGTATGACTCCTTTAGCGATTCTAGCTTCTCGCGATAACCTGTTTCACTATCAAACTCAACATTTTCAGCAAGAGAAGCGAGCTTCTCGCGCTGTGTTACAGCTAGACCTTCGGATACATCAGCGAGGATTACCTCAGTGACGGACTCAGCTAAGCGGCTGTTTAGAGCCACGTTGCGCTCGATCTGCTCATTGAGCTTGGATTCCATTTCATCAAGCTTTTCAACCATGGACTCTACAACATCATACTTCTCATCAGGGATGGAAACATAATGGTTATCGAATAGAGACTTCATACCAGAGAGGAAGCTCTCGGTCATCTCAGTTCTTAGTCCATGCTCTACGGCGATGGCATTTTCAGCCATCCACTCGTCAGCTACGTACTCTAGGTAAGCGTCTACACGCTCACTTAGACTCTCACGAACAACAGCTAGCTCTTCAACTAGCTTCTCTTCGTACTGAGACTGTAGCTCTTCTTTAACGATAGCAACCTTATTACGGATTGCGGCTTCAAAGATGGTGCGGGCTTTGCTTTGGAATTCCTCAGAAAGCTCTTCACCATTTAGAAGCGCAGTAACGTCTTCTTCAATGTCGAGTTCAGCGACTTCAATCTCTTCTTCAGAAATTGTTGCCTCTGCTTCGACTTCTACTTCTTCCTTCTTGGTGTTAGAACCAGGAACTACAGAAGCAGGTACCTTTTCAGCTTGTGAGCCAGCACTACGGCTGTCAGTTGTACCGCCTTCGCCAGGAATTGCGGACTTGCCGACAATTTCCTTCTTAGGATCAGCACTACTGGCACCCTTGTTAACTACATCCTTAACTTGCTTAAGGGGAGCAGCGGCGTCATTTAGCTTGGCTGGACCATTGGGGTCATTGGTATAGTTCTCGGGTGTAGGACCGCCGAGATCGGTGATTGATTGAGCGGCGACTACGCTGGTTGGAACCTTTTCCATTTGGTCCGCAGCCTTAGCACCTTTCGTTACTACGTTTTCCATGTCTTGTAAAAATAGTTGCTACCGACGAGTGTACGATTTGTATAAATCTAGTATTATTTATACAATTTATAGATTGGAGAGAAAATTTTGGAAAAGTTCAATTTTCTTTTCCTCAAGTTCTCTTGTCACTACTAGCTTATTTATAGTAGATCTAGTGTCCTCTACTTGCTTCTCTTTGAGTAGTCCATTCTCATAGACCCACTCTTTTCCTTCCATAATGCCCTGAACAAAAGCATCTGGAGCACTGGGATCGGCTACGATATCAGCGGCGGTAGCGAGCATAAAATCTTCGCCAACTAGCTTATATCCTTGCTTGGTCTCGGTAAGAGAACCAACACCACGAGAAGAAACACCAAGAGTAACGCCTTCTCCAATTAGACTCTTAGCGATCTTACCCATAGGGGTTTCGAGTAGCTTAGCCTTACCGATGAAGTTGTTGCCTTCCTGCTTTAGGGAGACAATTTTGTGAGATACTCGATCAAGGTTTACTGTAGGACCATCAGGGTGTCCTAGTTCACCTAGGGCACGACCACCGTTTACATACTGTTCGTTGTAACGACCAACCTCACGGGCTAGTGTGTCGGTGCGATATACGCGACCGTTGCGGTTCTTTTGGTTGCCCTGTAGGAAAATACCTTCGATGAACATGGACTTTTTGCCATCATGCTCTTCGACGATAAATTCAACCTTGTTAATTTCTTCTGTGATTAGTTTCATTTTAGAAGATGCTCTTTAGTTTACTCACTCTTCCTCTTCTACAGGTTCCTCAGAACCAAATAGACGAGCAGAGGCTACTTGCCTGTAGGTGTCAATTCTTTCAGAAGCCTTCCCAAAGATAATGTCTTTGATTTCCTGGCTAACCTCAGATGGTGAGCTACCGGATGCGATAGCGTCAACGATGTTAGATGACATAACAAAAATAACCAATTATATAGTTATTTAGTCAGATCAAATTTCACCTTCACCTTCTTTAGGCATTGCTGGAGGATCTGTGGGTACAGCGCCAGCAGCGCCTTCAATGGCACTTCCGTCCATACCACCACCAACATCAGCTAAAGGATCGCCACCAGCCATTGGGAGGGGCTCTCCGGTGATGGGATCAATAGAGTTGGGGTCTGGGATAGTACCATCCGCAATCTCTTTCTCGATCTTCTTATCCTCTTCCTTCATCTCACCATCGGTTTGACGAAGAATCTTCTGACGGACGGTCTCTTGGCTGTAGTACTTACCGATGTAAGGTTCAACCTGAGCTAGAAGTGCCATACGCTCTTGCATCAACTCAGTTTCCTTGAGTTCTGCGAAGTGGTTGTCATAGAGATAATCATATTGAATGTTATCTTTAATCTCTTCCCACTCCTCAGGAGTGATGACGTTCTTGAGGATTAGTTGTGTTCTGAGTAGGTCGCTGAATAGTTGGGAGAAGCGCTTACGTAGACGGGCTACGAACTTAGAGAACTTTACCTCGTCGCGTAAAATCTCAGAAGAACGACCCATATTAAAGCCTTCACTGCCACCAGGGGATCTGGAAGCAGGTACACCTAGAGCAGCATAAAGCTTGTTACGGAAATACTCAAGATCACTAATCTCTCCTAGGTTTTGACCACCTGGGAGTGTAGAAATTTCTGTACCACGACCACCTTCACGGCGGGGTAGCCAGAAATCCTCTAGCATAGACATTACTTTCTTGTCATTCTTAACTTCACCTGTTGAGGCGTTGTAAGATAGTTTGTTTCTGTAACGCTGCATTACCTGATGTAGGTACTGCTCAGCTTTTACCTTTGGTAGATTACCAACGTCGATATAGAAAATACGACGTTCTGGTGCTCTTGATAGACGATAGATGACAATAGCGTCTTCAATCATCTTGAGTTGGTTCACAGCCTTAATAGACTTGTGAAGCCAAGAAAGCACATTCTGGTTATTACGGTCAACTAGACCGGAGTTACAGTAAGCAATAGAATCTTTTGCGATTCTGATTGACTGGCTGGCATTGTTGCCACCGCTGTAAGGGGCACCTTGAACGCCAGTTGGACTAGCGTTGGGTGAATAAACATAGTACTCATCAATCTCAGCAGCAAACTGATCGTTACGGGCATTAGGAATGCGATAACCAGTATTGTTGAGAGTGAGTGTATTTCTTGTTAGTGGGTTTTCTGAAGCCTTGCTGTTAAGCTTGCGGACAAACTTAACTTTCATAGGATCGATGTAGCGGAGATCCATGATGCCATCTTGTGGCTTCTCGAAGTCAATAACCTTGAGATAGTGTAGACGACCGTCAATGTACCAATTACGAAAGATTTCGTGGGAGCGCTTATCAAAGTCTAGAAGCTCTTTGATGTACTTAAACTCGTCACGAATAATACCTTTTACTTTTTCACTAGCAGCGACATTGCTCAACTCAACCTGTACAGGTGACTCATACAAGTCACTGACGATGGCTTCGTTTACAATATCCTCGATAGCACTGTCAACCTCAGGAAGTAGTGCCATCTCACGATAGCGGCGAATTAGCTCATACTCACTACGAAAAACTCCCTCAATGTCTACATAAGCGCCACCGAAACCGCCACTAGCATAATAATCAACCCCGTCCGCATTATTTTCGGGTACGGGGCTGATAGAACCAGGGCGTTGGATGTCGTCATCTTCAATTGAGAATCCAAATAATCTACTCATGATGTGAATGTAGGATGTATAGCTTTCTTGCTGTTATTATTTATAAGGTCGCTCAGAGGCTATATTGGGATGCCCATTTGATTGGCTTAGCAGCTAACTGCTCTACTACACTGAAAAAAGGATACTCCTGGACAAATTGACTTACCCCTTTAAACACATCCCTAGTTATATCATCATACTGCTCATCGCTGGGGTGCATTCCCCAAATCCTAACCAATAAAAAGCTTTCTGCCCAAATTTCTACAACAATTCCACAGTTGTAGTAAGTAGCCCTATGAGTTCTTATATTCCTAACATACCTAACATACCGCCTTTTTCCGTTATAAACGTTTGCGGAATGTAAATAGAACTTATTATCGGTTAGAAGCGTGATCGCTTCTACAGGTAAATCCATTACTTATCCTTTTTCTTCCATAATATTTACAAAAAAAGGGGGGCTCTCGCCCCCCTTTCCTTTAGTTTTGTGAAGCTGAATCAGAAGATATCTTCGCCACCAGCGTTCTCACCATTGCCCTTAATGGCTTCCCACCACTGGACTTGCATCTCTACGGTGAACTCCTGAATGGTATCAGTTGTCTCGTAGTTGAGGTCCATTGCTGAGATGTTTGTTGGGAAAACATCATGGAAGCGATAGGTACGTAGTGTAGAACCGTCGCGGTCTAGCTGGTAGACATATGCGTCAGACTGATAGTCTGCGGGGTCCTGGGTACCAGTCGCATCTTCCATGCGGTTCATGGTGTTCATCCACTTCTCGAATGCGGAGCGGATTGCGAAGTCGGTGTCGTTTAGGACGGTGATGGTCCATGTGTCGAAGGTGCGGTCACCAGCGATCTTTAGAACACGACCACGGAAGGGAACTTCGATGGGGGTGATGTTAGATGCGGGTAGGGCAGCAGCCTTGACCAAGAAGCGTGACTTCTGTAGTGTATCTGTATCGGTAGGTGCCGAGAGAGGGAACTGTAGAACAACTTCAAATAGATTGGGGCGGGCACCGCCACCAGTCATCTTCGCTTTGAAGTCGCTAATAGTCCTCAATACTGGGGATTCTACCTGAACTCTTGTACTTGCCATTGTGGTTTCTCCTTATTGGTTAGGTAGTAGCGATCAAACGTTGCCTACAACTTCCTCAAAACTGACGCCCGTGCGGGTAGCAACGAAGGTTAGTCCGATGAAGTTAATAGAACGTGTGGGCTTGACGAAGATGTCAGCAACGAACTCGTTGCGGTCAACAACAGCAGGTGTGTTATTGGTCTCGTCACAAACGACGATGAAGTCGGTGATACCACGCTTGGACTTAACGTCGCGGAGGAAAGGCTCTACGATGTTAACGAAGTTGGTACGGGTTACTTCGTCGTTGAATTCAAATAGCTGATCCTTAGCAGCAGCCGTGATAGCTTCTTCGATGTAGATGAACAAACGGCGAACGTTGATTCTATCGAACGCGGAAGAGGCTGAGAGGGCGGTCTTATCACCGAAGAGTACGATACCACCAACGTCGTTAGCGAAGATGATGGGGTTGACTCTAGCGGAGTAGAGGCGGTCTCTCTGGGACTGAGTTGGGTTGTATGCTAGGCGTACACCGTTGAGGATGGCACCACGGGTTGTTCCAGCGGGGGAGAACCAGGGGAATGCGATCTGGTCGGTACGTGCGCAGCAGCCAGCAATGTCACCGTTCATTGGGACATAGCGGAACTTATCAGCGAAACGATCATACATGTACTTGTAACCGGTATCTAGGATCGCGTAGGAGCTAGAAGCAACGGTTGAGTAGTAGCTGATGATGTTCTCGGTTACCTTCTCAGAGGAGATAGTTACCTGTGCGCCCTGAGCAGAGTCAGTGATCTGTGAAGCGCGGTAAGGTGATACGAAAGCAAGAGCATCGCGGCGCTTGTCAGCGATAGCGATAACTTTGTTTGCTAGTGACTGAGCTTCTGCTTCGTTATAAGCAGCAGAGCCCATTAGGATGAAGTCTACGTCGGTCTCGTCGTCGGACTCGAAGTTGTCGTAGCCAGCAGCAATGTCGCCAACAGCAACTTGGAGAGCACCAGGCTGTTCGATGTCGATACCGCCATCGTAGTTGGTACCGAAGTCCATTACTAGCTGTAGGTTGCCGCAGCCATCGAAGCTTGTGTCGCGGACCTGTTGGTTCCAGTCTCCACCGCCATCTAGGTTGAAGCCGTTACCTGAACCAGCAACGAAAGCGCAAGTTACAACACCTACGGGTGCGTCACCACCGAATACGTAATCGGAAGAGTTGGCTAGGAACTTTCTCCAGTAAGAAGGAGTACCTACAGAGAACTCAGCGTCACGACCCTTTGATAGACCGATATTCTTTTCTAGGATAGTACCGGCGTTACCGGTTACTTCGCCTGTGTCGTCAAATACAACAACGTGGAACTCGTCGAAACGAGCATTACGGTTACGTGCGTACTCAGTGGTTGTAGGACGGTTGGCTAGGGAGTTCCAAGATACCTCTACACGACCACCTTGTAGTGTGATTGTCTGATCATCAAACCAGTCTCTAGGGGCTAGAGTGGAAGTGATGCCAGTTACTACGCCGACGTTATCATATACCTCGAATCCACCTTCTACGAAGGACCAAGTACCACCTTGCTGGTAGTCTACGTTGGATTCTTTACCTGCGTTAGCGCCAGTGGAAGGGGTGAAAGATAGAACTTTAACCTCTAGCTGGTCTGTAGCAGTATTGATGCCAGTGATAATGCCCTTTAGAGCACCTTCTACTAGCTGAGTAGTACCTGCGCCAGCAGCTACTTTAGAAATGTTCTGTACAACACCTTGACCTAATCCGAAGGTAGGTGATGTTGTTGTGCCTAGACCTACGCTGCTGAAAGTCTGGTCAGCCTTACCGTCAAGGAAAGCTACCTTTACGCCATTGGTCCAAGAACCAGGATTGCGTGAAACGACAGTGAAACCAGGAATGACGTTTTCGTCATAACCTAGTGCATTATAATCATCTAAGCTCTTAATCTTAATTGTTGAAATACCGCTTAGTGGACCTGCGGAACTATTCGCTAGTAGCTCGTTGTCAGAGCGTACTACCTGCATGATACCACCATAAGCAAGGTATGATGAGATGGTTAGCCAGCCTTCATACTGTCTGTCAGTAGAAGATGGTTGACCGAATACTTCAAGTAGCTCATTTTCGCTAGCGATTAGTACAGGCTCATCAACGGGTCCTCTTGCGAAAGAGGCAACAATGGCACCAGTTTTGTCTGAAGAAGTTTGAACCTGACCTAGCGTAAGGTCAACCTCTCTTACGACTACACCGGGCGATGCTAAGTTTACTGGCATCTTTGAGTCTCCCTTTTGAAAGTCCGAAATAATCTAAAAATATTTATAGATTTGAACTTTTTGAGGACACTTACATATATTCCCACATATAACTCATGTCGCCATATTCATCAACTTTGTTCCAAACTTCACCCTGAGCATCTACAAAGCTGCTGTCATCATCTACAGTACTAATAAAACCAAAGGGTGCCATGTCATTCTCAATCTGCTCTTCTTTTTCTTCGTAGATTGCCTTGCGAACATCATTGTCAGTCATCTCACGGAAGTAATCTTGAGCAACCACCCAAGCAAAGATGACAAGACACATTGCCAAGTCATCATTACATCCGTCTTCAGCGGCGAATGAGTTATTCCTAGAGATGAAGGTAGTTAGTTCCTGGACAATATTAAAGTCCCGAAAGGTTAGCTTCTTTTCTTCCACCAGAGCCTTCAGGTTCGAGCAGCCAAGCTTCTTAGTGGCTACACTCATCTTTACCCCCAACTGGGTCTTAGTGCCACTGAAACCAGCTCCTAGCTGCTGTCCAGCGCGTCCACGCATGGCACACATCATTAAGTTGGGGTACTCAAGCTCATAATTGAGGATAGAGGCTACCTGATCGCCAATATCATTGACTTCCACAAGAACATGAGCCATATTGTATGACTTAGCCATTCTCTGGATAATGCTTGGGAAAACCATTGGTTTAATTTCATTATCCCTATACTTGGCAACTACTTTATATGGGAAGCTGGTTGTGTCAAACACAACGGCTGCTGAGTAGTCCTTTCCAACACCTCTAGCAACGTCTGCCGTAATTACGTAGGTATGATCTTTCTCCGGCTCTTCAAATACATCCAAGCCTTCATTAGACTTTACTGGGTCATCATATACCATTGAGCGGAGGGCTGACGGTGCGATCAATGTGTCAACCGAACCGATGAACTCACACTCAAACTCAACCTTGAACTGGTCTTCTGAGGTGTTCTTGATTGTAGTTTGTTTCCAAGCCTCATCCCTTCCCGGCACCTGCGACCAGTGAACCTCAATCGGGTTATAGTCATTGTTCCCCTTCTCAGCATCGTGCCACATTCGATAGAAGTGGTTCATACCGTGTGGGGTAGAAACGATAATAACCTTCGTTGATTTACCAGAAGTAATAGTAGGATATACAGACGCGAAGAACGCATCAGCGATGTTGTTTTGAACGAACGCAAATTCGTCCAAGAAG